GACGCTGGGGCCGCGCGCGGCGGCGTTCATCTTGGCGGCGCCATGCGCCATGGCGTTGGTCACCAGCCCGTCGATGCGGCCGCGCGATTTCTTCTTGTCGAAGCCGCGATTGCCGACGGCATCGGTGATCGGGGCCGCATTGGCGGCACAGGCATAGGTCACCGGATTGTCGTCGATGGTCGTCGTGCCCAGCCGCAGGCAGTCTTCCAGCGCCTCGATGCTCACCGGCATGCACAGCTGTTGATCGGCCTTGAAACTGCGCTGCGTGCCCTGGGCATGCGCGACCAGCTTCAGCCCGGTACCGGCGCGCTCCTTCGGCCCCTTGTAGCGCCACGTCGACAGCCCGACGCGCTCGCAGGCTTCCTCGAACGCAAACATGCCGGCAACGTCGAACGCGAGGAAATCGACATCGTGCTCGGCATGGATCTGCGCGACCTGGACGGCGATGAAGTCCTTGGTGATCGACGCCCCTTCGACGACAGACAGGTGTCCGGCCTTCTGCCACACGTCATAGGGCATGCGGTCGGCGCGGGCGCGGCGTTCAAGGTTCGCGCTGCAAGTCCAGTACCAGCTGTGGCTGGTCAGCATCTGCACCGCCTGGCCGGGCTCGAATTCGACCCAATGCTCCCAGACCGCCGTCAGCGCCGTCAGATCGTGCTTGTCCGAAAGATCGAGCGCCAGCCAGCATTTGCGCCCCAGCTGCTCGGCCGGATCGACCCGCCCCAGCGCCCGGTCCCACAGCGTCGGATCGTCGAGCCAGAAGTCCACCGCGCCGGTCGGGATGCCCATGTAGAGCCGGTTGACCCGCGCCGCTTCGGACGGATTCAGCCGCGCCTTGGCAACCTCGCGCTCGATGTTGGCGATCGGGAAGGTGATCCCCAGCGCCGGCATTGCCTTGGGCCACACCTCCGGCGTGTCGAACACCTTGGCGCGGTCGGCGATATCGACGCGGGTGATCCAGCCGAAAATGGAATCGTTGAAATCATGGCCCTGCAGGATCCGCTGGACCATGTCGGAATAATAGGTGCCGGTGTGCTGCGTCAGCGCCGCCGTGTTTGTGCACAGGATCATCATGCCGCCGGCGGCGTTCTTCGCCAGCGCCGCCGCCCACATGTCGATCAGCGCGCGATCCGGCATTTCGTGGATTTCGTCGCCAAAGACGAAATCGGGCCGCGGCCCCGAAACCATCGTGGCGTTGCCGCTCATCGTCCTGAACACGCTGCGCGTCGCCGGGTGCTCGATCTTGTGGGCGTTGTCGCCGATGCCGCGCACGATGAACTTGCCCTGCGAGGCAAGGCTGGTGCCCTCTTCCTCGCCCGGTATCTGCGCCTCGATCGCCGCGCTGGCGTCGCGGAACAGCACCCGCGCCTGGTCTTCCTTCGGCGCGATGGCGATGACCTGCGCGCGCTTGCGGCCCAGCGCGCCGGTGCACAGGATCGCCGTGCACGCCATCCACGGCGATTTGCCCTGGCCCTTGGCGGTTTCGATCCAGGCAAAGTCGAACCGCAGCCGGCCGTCCTTGTACCAGCCGAACAGGCTGCCGGTGCAGAACACCATCCAGCTCAACAGCTCGAACGGCGCGCCGGCGTTGGGCCCGTCCGTGATGGTGAAATAGGCCGGATAGGCGCCGATCATCGCCTCGGCAGCGTCCGGCCGCCATTCCAGCCCGCGCGCCGGGCCATGCACCAGATCATCGAGGTGGCGTTTGCACGCCGCGATCGCCAGCTCGCCGGCGACGATCTTGCCCGAGACGATGGCCCGCGCGAACGCGGTGGTCGTGTCGATCAAAATGCCAGCGCCGGTTTCGCCGCAGCGTTTGCCGTCTTCAGCGGCCGTTTCGCCACCCGGCCGCGCATCGCCGGCGTCAGCCCCAGCTCGGCGGCATATTTCAGGTAAAGCGACGCGGCGGCATTCGCGATCGACAGATAGGGATTGTGCATCGGCACTCCCGTCTGCGGCGCCTTCAGCAGCGGCCCCAGCGCCGCCACCTGCGCCTCGGCCACCCGCCAGCGGGCATAAAGCGTGCACAGCACTTCAAGCGCCGCGACATTCTCGGGCCCGATCGTGTGCACTGCCTGCATCTGGGGCAGCAGCTCGGACCATTTTTCCGCCGCCAGATCGGCAACCGCCGCCGCATAGCTTTGCGATCCGGGCGGCGTCATCGTCCAGGCCGGCTCGGTTATCCCGTCCCACTGCGCCATCGGCGGCAGCGCCGGCGGGCCGGTCACGACAGGGCCGGGCACGACAGGGCCGGGCACAATCGGTTCCGGGGTAGGCTTGCGACCGCGCATCGCCACCCCCCCTTGCGCCACTTACTGACAGAGTCTATACAAACCCGGCCGCCCCTCGGGCATCAGGGGGATTGGGAGACTCGAATGCCTGCCACCTCGACCGCGACCGCTCGCACCACATCGATCGAATGGACCGATCACACCTGGAACCCCTTCGCGGGGTGCAACCGGGTGTCCGAAGGCTGCGTCAACTGCTACGCCGAACGCCTCGCCGTCCGCCTCGCGGCCATGGGCCAGCCGACCTATCAGGGCCTCACCACGGCGCGCGGCCGCTGGTCAGGCAAGGTCAACCGCGCCAGCCCGGCGACATTTCGCAAACCGCTCGGCATTCGCGAACCGGCGCGCATCTTCGTCAACTCCATGTCCGATTTCTGGCATCCGAATGCCAGCGACCGCGACCGCGCCGACGCGCTCGACATCATGGCGGCAACGCCGCACCACACCTATCAAATCCTCACCAAGCGGCCCGAGCTTTGCCTGCCCACGCTCGCGCGGATGGGCATCGCTCGCGTGCCCGACAACGTCTGGCTCGGCGCGACGGTGGAGGATCATCGCGTCATCGACCGGCTGGCGCACGTTCGCGCCTTTCCGGCGGCGGTGCGCTTCCTTTCGATTGAGCCGATGGTGGCCCGCTTCGGCCGGCCTTCGCTCGCCGGCATCGATTGGGCAATCACTGGCGGCGAGAGCGGTCCCGGTGCTCGCCCATGCAACCCGGATTGGGTGCGCGAGGTCCGCGACAACTGTGCCGCCAGCGATACGCCGCTCTTTCACAAACAATGGGGCGCATACCGCAACAATCCGCTTGTCTGCGAACAGGGCATGACCGCCGCCGCCGCCCAGGCCATCGATCCGCACGGCAAGGGCGGCGCGCTGCTCGACGGCATCCTGCACCGCGCCAGCCCGCCAACAGCCCGCTGATTTCGTTACCTTTTATCCGCCACGCCCCTTGCGCGTCATACTGACAACGTCTATATAATCAGCACGCGGCCGATTCGGCTGCGCGCCGCCCCTCGGGCTTTCAGGGGGATTGGAGACCTTCATGCGCGCCCAAACTGCGCCTCGCGTCCGGGACCATTTCGCCGCTGCCCGCAAGGCGGCTGCCACCCGCCGCGCCCGTGCCGGCCTGCCACTGGCACCGGCTGCCCCGCCGGCCGCCATCGCCACCCGCGAAGGCTGGCTGAATGCCTTCACCGCAGCGGCCCGGCCGCACTTCGCACGCGTCGGCGCGCCCCTGCCGGCGCGCATCCGCATGGCCGTCGGTTTCACTTCGAAAGGCTCGCGCGGCAAGCGCATCGGCGAATGCTGGGGCACCTCTTCATCGGCCGATCAGAGCTTTGAAATCTTCATCGTGCCGTCGCTCGCCGACAGCGCCCGGGTGGCCGACGTTCTGACCCATGAGCTGGTTCATGCCGCCGCCGGCCTCGCTGCCGGGCACGGGCCGGGCTTCCGGCGTGTGGCGACGGCGCTCGGCCTGACCGGCAAGATGACCGCCACCACCGCCGGGCCTGACTGGTTCGTCTGGGCCCAGCCCATTCTTGACCGGCTTGGCCCCATCCCGCACGCCGCGCTCGCCGGCGGCATGACGGCCGGCCCGCCCAAACAGCGCAGCCGCAACATCAAGCGCACCTGCGGCGAATGCGGCCTCACCTTCCGGGTCGCACAGTGCTGGATTGACGGCGCTGCCGGCGCGCTGCGCTGCCCCGATCCGGGCTGCGACGGCGAAACCTGCTGAACCGATCTTGCCCGGCCACCCGGCCGGGCCGCGCCCCTCGGCGTTCAGGGGGACTGGAAATCCAAATGCCGAAATCTCTCCGCCAACCGCTGCTGGCCGCGCTCGGCCAGACCGCGCTGCAGCTGCGCTGCGAGCAGGATGCCGACGTTGCCGGCGTCCACGATGCCATCCTCGCCGAAACCGCCGCCCGCCACCAAGCGCGCGGCAAGGCCTGGCAGGCGGTGGCCATGCCCAACGCGCCGGAACAGCCCAGCTGGCAATCTGGCGCGGTCATCGTCACCATCGGCCGGACGCGCTTTGTCCTGCGCGCCTGCTACACCGTTATCGAGGCCTTTGCGCACAACGTCCGGCGCATGCCGGCGCGCTTGCTCCTGGCCCCGGCCTTCACCATCGAACGCGACCGCCGCCCGCTGTCCGAAGCGCTGGCGGCGGACCTTGCCAGGGCCAAACCCGCGCCCCGGCCGGAACCCGCGCCCCAGCCATGGCCCGACCCGGCAGACCTTCCCCAGCCCTGGCCCGACCCTGCCGATCTGCCCAAGCCCTTCGAACCGGCCGATCTGGCGGCGCGGCGATCGGCAGCGGCACGGCTGGCCATGGCCAATCGCGACCGCTTCGCCGCCGGCCGCAAGGCCGCTGCAACCCGGCGCGCGCGCAAGGCCCTGCCGGCAATCCCGGCCGGCCCGCCGCCCTTTCTCGATTGGGTGGCCGAACGCATCGGCACCCGCCGCTTTGCCATCGCCCCGGTGCGGCGGCGGGAGCGCGCGCTGTTCGATCGCATCATCAGCGAGGAATGGTATGGCGAGCTGCGCGCCACCTACGCCCGCAACTACGCCGACGGCTGACCCCGCCTGCAACATCGCACGGCGCGCGGCAATCGCGCGCCGTGCCTTTCCACGACAGGACTGCCCGTGATAGACATTGTCATCATGCCACACGCCAACCGCTCGCGCCGCGACGATGCCCCCGATCGCAACCCCGGATTTGCCGAGGTCCGCGCCGCGCGCGAACGCGCCGGCCTCACCCAAAGCGAAGCCGCCCGCGCCGCCTTTGTCACCTTGAACGCCTGGCAGCGCTGGGAACTGGACCCCGCCGACAGCGCCGAGGCCCGGCGCATGCCGGCCAATGCCTGGTGGCTGTTCCGGCTGCGCACGGGCCAGGCCGCGCTATCCGATCTGCCGCCCCTCAATCAGCGCGGCTGAATAGAGGATCGGCTTTGACCCGGTATCGGCGGCGCGAAACTCCACCACCGCCCCGCCCATCCGCTTCGCCAGCTCGGTCACCGCGCGCGCTGTCAACGCCCGCCACTGCAACGACATGCCGGTCAGGTTCGGCTCAACCCCGGCCATCGCGGCAAGGCTGGTCTCGATCGCGCCGAACCGCGCCCGCATCGGCGCGCCATCGGTGAACACGAAACCCACGCGCTCGCCCGGTACCAGCTTCCGCCGCGCCGCGATGATCGTCGCCTGCCGCCACGGCGAGCCATAGGCATCGAGGTCGAAGACATTGAACGCCGCCAGATCGATCGCGCGCAACACCCGGCAGTTATCGCCCACAAAGGCCCGCCGATCGCCGCCGAAATGGCGCAGATCGCAACCGGTATAGGCAACGGCCCCGTGCCAGGCGGCGCGATACATCGCGCCCGAACCGGCAAAGCCATCGAACACCCGCAGCTCGGCGGCGCCCATGGCGGCGATCAGCCAGCGCCGCAGCGCCACCTTGGCATGCGCCCGGGCCGGGTGATTGTCCACCTTGCCGCCGCGCTTCGCCCGCGCCGCCATGCTGGCGCCGAACTTACCCATCGGCGGCCGTCGTTCCCATCCGCAGCGTCACCAGCGGGTGGCCGTCGACGACGGCGCGCAGCAGCACGAGGATGTCGGCCTGTTCCGCCAGCGGGCCTGCAATCTGCACCCAGAAGGTGTCATTGACCGTCGAGGTTTCGACGCGCTGGATCTTCGCCGCGCCGATCTCGGCCTCGCCGGGGCCGAGCAGCGCCGCAACCTCGCCCTCGTCGAACCCGGTCAACGTCATGTCGGCACCGGCCGCAGCGAGGTCGCCAAGCTCGATGGCCAGCAGCTCGTCATCCCAGCCGGCTTCCAGCGCGATGCGGTTGTCGGCGAGCGTGAACTGCGCCTTCTGCGCGTCCGTCCAGCCATCGGCGATGCACACCGGCACGGTGTCGAGGCCGAGCAGCAGCGCCGCCTTCAGCCGGCCGTGGCCGGCGAGGATGTTGCCTGCCTCGTCGGCGAGGATGGGCGACCGCCAGCCGAATTCGGTGATCAGCGTCGCCAGCTTGGCGATCTGCGCCTCGCTGTGCGTCCGCGCGTTGCGCGGGTTGGGCTTCAGCCAGGCGACGGGCTTCTGCTCGATCATGAAATCATGATTTGTCGAAGTCATGATCTCTGGTTCCAGGGATGTGCAGGGTCGATCGGCCGGCCATCGACGCCGGCGCCGGGCGGCTTTTCCGGCCGGTTGCGCTGGGCACCGCGGCTGTCGTGGCAGGGGCCGCACAGGCTGCGGTGGTTTTTGGGGTCGCCCCACAATTTCCAGTCGATGCTGTTGTCGGGCCGCCGGAACGGCTTTTCGTGATCGAGCACTGTCGCCGGGATGTTCTGGCCGCGTTCGTCGCGGCAGATGCGGCACCACGGCTCGCGCGCCAGTTGCTTGTCGCGCAACGCCCGGTGGCGGCTGCCATAGCCGCGCGCCGATGCCGATTCCCGATCATCGCCGGCCCTCGGCCGCGCCACCGGAATTGCCGCGCCGCCGTCGCCGGCGGCTTCGGCGTACCATTGATGCACCCATTTTTCGGCGACGCCTTCGGCCCGCGCGCCGGCAATCGCTGCGCTGCGGCCGGGATCGAGCAGCTGCACGACCGCGCCCAGACGTTCGGCCCACCACGACCGCTGCCAGGCGCGCGGCGCCGGCGAGATGACCCAGGCCGCCACATCGTCGTCGCGCGCCGTCGCCAGCGCCGCCAGCGCCGCATTGCGGCGTGTAAACGCTGCCGGTGCCCAGGCGGCGCGCGCCGGATCGGACGGGGAAAGCCCGCACAGATCGAAAAAGATCGCGTTGATGTCGATGATGATGTCGCCGGCCCGGGCGGTCGCATCGATGTGGGCGCGCGCGCCGTTGCCGGGCGGGCCCACGATCACGGTCACCGGCAGCTTCGCCGGCGTCAACCAGCTCGGATAGTTGGCGGCTGGATGATCGGCCGGCGTCGTCATGCGTCGCCGTCGTGGTAATTGTCGGGCCAGGGCGGGATCGGCACGGTCTGCCCGGCCAGTGCGTGTGTGCAATCGCCAAGGAACTGGATGTGGCCATCGGTCACAAAGCTGTGGCAGCACTCGGGCGGATCAGGAAAATCCGGGTCCGGCACATAGGCGGGGTCGACGCGCCGGCCG